GGAAGGTTATGATGTAAAGAAAAACATAAGTGATGATGATTTTGTTACTGCCTCTGAAATAGTTCAAGGATGTTTTCCAAAAGTACAATTAGGTGCATATCTTCTTTGTGCTTTGGCGAATGTTAGAAAAGTATTAAGAGAAGACCCATTATCAGAAATTCCTGATACTGAGTTAACAATTAAAATGGTAGAGTGGTCTAAAACTCTAGATAGTGAGGGTAATGCTGTTAAACAAAAAACTTTAACTGAAAGAATTATAAAAAATAAAACATTAGAATCTATTACATATAATATCTTAAAAGAAGTTTTAAAACTAAATGGTAGGGCTCAAAAACTTTCAGGTTTAACAAAAGAAAACGCTGAATATTTAGAGGATACAGACTAAAATGACTAATGCAACCTATTGATGCGTATTTAATGTATTGTGCCATGAAGGCACACTTTGATAAAAGTGATTACGATTTTGTTAAATATAATGGTAAATCAAAGGTATCAAGAGATTCATTTTATAAGAGAAACGATAGAATTTTCTTTGTTAAATTAACTCGTAAATATAAAAGTAAACAAGATATACAAGACTATTTACTTGCTAACTTCTTAAAATATCCTAAAGGGTGGGTTGGGAAGTTTGATGAAGAAAACTTTGTAGAATGGAAAAAGAAAATACAAAGTCTGACATATACATTTAAGTCAGAGATAGAACCAATACTAGATAAAGATTTAGTTGCAGTTTCTAAAAATACACATCCTAGATTGTTAAAGGAGTATTTGGGTAAAAGAGTATCACTAGAAAGTTTAGTGATACTCAACTCAATACTAAAGTTTGATAAGGTATGGAATACAAAACTTGTTGATGATTATGTTTGGAAAGATGTTTATAAACTTATGAATGATTATAAATCTTTTCTTAAATTTGACACTAATAATTTTAAGTTAATATTAAAAGGACTAATGTGAAAAAAATAAGACAACTAGACATGGAGTTAGCAGGTGGCTGTAACTATGCGTGTCAGATGTGTCCACAAGGCTTTGAGGGTGGTAGAGAGAAAGAATTTAAGAAAGTATTAAAATGGGATAATTTTGTAAAGATTGTAGATAATGCTATGGAACATGGTGTTGAATCTGTAAGTATACATGGTGGTGGTGAACCTACACTAAACAAAGATTTTATTAAATCTATAAAATACATCAAAGATAGAAATTTAAAATGTGTAAGTTTTAGTAATGGATATACACTTAATGATAAACTGATTGAAGAAATTGCAAATAGTGGACTTGATGTGTTTCGTATATCATGTATAGGATATGATAATGAAACTTATCATAAATGGATGCCATCAAAATCAAAGAAAGATACATCAGATAGATATCTAACAGTCAGAGAAAATGTTCGTAAACTTGTAGAAGCGTGTGAGGGAACAAATACAGAAATACATGCCAATCATCTAATCATAGATATGAAACAAAAAGATTATGAAGTTGAACAATACAGAAAAAATTGGGTAGACATTACTAGAACAAAATCAGAAATATGGATGATGCATAATTGGTCTGGTGAATATGCAGAAGTTTATTCTAGAAGAAAAGATAAAAGAAGAACTTGTGGTAGACCGATGGCATCAATGTTACAAGTTAGAGCAGGTGGTTTAGAAAAAAGACAAGGTGCTGTAGTTGCGTGTTGTATGGTATTAGGTAATGATAAAGAGGCAACACTTGGACATTTAGACACACAAACAATACAGGAAGTATTAGAGGGTGATAAGTACAAAGAGTTAGTCAAAGCACATGAAGAAGAAAGATTTGACGATATATCATACTGTAAGAACTGCGACCAATTATGGAATGTACCAGAGAGTTTAGTATGGACAAATATAGAAAGTATAAGATACAATCATTCACATATAGTAGGAGATTTAAGACTTGCTAAAGTATTATAAAAAACCTTGGCCTCACTTTGTTGGTTCTTTACCAAAAGACTTTTATCAGTATGTAAAAGATGCGTGGAATGAAGATGATGCTAAAAGAAAATGGAACAAGTGTAGAAATAGGTCAAACATAATAGTAGAAGATAATAAGATTAACACTACACTAAATGATATTACTCAAGATATATTATCTAAAACTACAGATGTATTTGAAAAGTTTTATCCTAGACTTAATACTAATAAACTTACAGGTGTATGTTCAAATCTATTTTCAGAAAATCCATCTAGACTAGCATATACCATGAGAGATTTACATATTGATAATGGTAATAAGTTAGTTACAGGATTGTGGTATTTTAGACATGAAAATGAAGAATATGGTTATGGTGGTAATCTAATATTACACAATCCAATAACAGGAAAAGAAAAGATATTTGAGTATGGTGAAAACAAAATTATATTATTTCCTAATACACCAATTAGTTGGCATAGAATAACAATTAGAAAATGTTCAAAACATACTAGAAGATTTATCTGTATGAGATTAGAATCAAAACTTAAATTACATAACTATGAAACTAAGAATGGTAAAGAGTTTATGACTTATGAGGAGTTAAAAAATAATTATGAGTAAAGTAATAATTTATGGAAATGGTAAATCAAGATTAGGTTTTAATGTTGATAAAAAATACAAAGATATAACTACTTGGGGTTGTAATAAAATACATCACGAGGGTACAGTTGATAATTTAGTCGCTGTAGATTATATCGCACAACAAGAAGTATATCAAAGTGGTTATGCAAAAGAAAATGTATGTTGGTTTTTAGATTGGAACAAACTACCAAAACAATTTATTAATAAGCCTGCATTTGGTAGTAGACATCTTGAATTACTAAAACTAGGTTTTCTTGAAGATGAAATATTTGAAACAGAAAAAGGTAATAGAACAAGATGTGTGGTGCAAGGTAAAAATCCTCAAACAGCAGTACAGAAATATGGTAATTTATTAACTGATGAAATGAGTGCAGATGAGGATAAACAACTAAGACACAAATGCATGAGAAATACAGGTCTATATATCACTTGGTTAGATGAAAATGATTTAGTATTTAATATAGATGAATTTACAGGTAATAGTGCTGGTAGTACAGCAATGTATCTTGCCGCTAAACGAGGTGCAGATGAAATATTTTTATTAGGATTTGATTTGTCAACAGTAGATAAACCTTTGAGTAATGTATATCTCTGGAAAGATTATCAGATGGGATTTGATTCTACCACTTGGCAAAGTCAGATGAAAACAGTTATGAGAGAGTTTAAGAATGTAAAATTTACTTGGGTATCACCTATGTTAGAAACTGATAACTTTCAAGGTATTGATAATTTAAAATTTACAACAAGTGAAAAATTTAAGGAGTATTTATTATGTCATCATTATCAGGGGCATTAATTTATGGAAATGGTGAATCTCGTAAAGTTTGGGATGTAACCAAAGATTATCAAGGATTTACTACATGGGGTTGTAATGCAGCTTATAGAGATTGTAAAGTTGATAATCTAGTTGCCATAGATTATGGAATACAACAAGAGATATATCAATCTGGTTATGCATCTAAGAACTCTTGTTGGTTTGCAGATTGGAGTACACTAGAACAGTTTCATCCAGAGTTTCTAATGATGAACTATCCACCAGAACTAGTTTTTCAAACTGATAATCCAAACAATAGTGATATTTGTGTTGTACAAGGAAAAGAAGCAATAGATGCAGAGAGAAACTATCAAGAGATGATAAAGAACTTTCCATACCTTGACAAAGAAGATGTGAAAAGAAAATGTTACAAGAATGTAGGTCTATATGTTACATGGTTACAAGAGAATGATAAGATTAAAAATATAAACTATCCTAGAGAATGGTGTGCTGGGGCAACTGCAATGTATTTGGCATGTAGTGAGGGTGTAAGTGATGTTTATATGCTAGGATTTGATTTAAGTAGTTATGATGAACCTTTGAATAATATCTATAAAGGAACAGATAACTATTTACCAGAAGAAGCAAAAGGATTCAATGTAGATAATTGGTTAGTGCAATTAATTGAAACATTTAAGAACTTTCCAGATACTCAATTTTATTGGGTAGATGATTACAGTAATGAAAACAAATTAGAAATAAAAAATGTTAAAGGAATTAGTTATAAAGAACTTGACAAAGTATGTCAGGGGCTAGTATAATGACCAGAATAACTATTATAAATAGTTATGTATCGTAAGATACAATATTTAAACATACGACAACATACGAAAGGAGATAAAAATGTCTTTAGACAGTCTTAAAAGTAGTGGTTCGCTGAATAAGTTGCTTGATGCAGCTAAAGGTGAAACCAAACCTCAAGAGAAAAAATCCTATGTAGACGAAAGATTGTGGAAACCAGAACTAGATAAATCTGGTAATGGTTATGCAGTTCTTCGTTTCTTACCAGCAGTACAAGGTGAGGACTTGCCGTGGGCAAAAGTTTGGAATCATGCATTTCAAGGCCCAACAGGTCAATGGTACATAGAAAACTCTCTTACAACTCTTAATCAGAAAGACCCTGTATCAGAACACAATACAGCATTGTGGAATACAGGTTTAGAATCTGATAAAGAGATTGCTCGTAAACAAAAAAGAAAGTTACAATATTTCTCTAATGTTTATGTAGTAAGTGATACAAAACACCCAGAAAACGAAGGTAAAGTATTTCTATTCAGATATGGTAAGAAAATATTTGACAAAATTACTGCTGCCATGTCGCCTGAGTTTGAAGATGAAAAAGCAATCAACCCATTTGATTTTTGGGAAGGTGCAAACTTCAAACTTAAAATCAGAAAGGTAGATGGTTTCTGGAACTATGATAAATCAGAGTTCGAAGATACATCAAAACTTTTTGAAGATGATTCAGAAGCAGATAAAGTTTGGCAATCGCAATACTCTCTTGCAGAGTTTACTGCACCAACAAACTTTAAATCTTATGACGAGTTAAAAACAAGACTTGATGCAGTTCTTTCTGGAACTGTAAAAGTTGGTAATGTCGCTGATACAATGGATGATGCTCCTGTAGCAACACCTAAAGTTGATACAAAACCTACAACTACAAAAGTGGAAACACCTGTAGTTGAGGAAGATGA